GAGAGGAAAGGAGGTCGCGGAGAATCGCCAGAGCACAGGAGCCCTCGCCGATGCGGGGGCTTTCTGTTGCCGCGTGATACTCTGCCTTTCGTCGATGGAGGAACAGAAATGCCCTTAGCCCCCGGTTCCAGCCCCAGCGTCGTGTCGAAGAATATCTCGGAGTTTCATAAGGGTCCTACTTTCCAGAACACGGCCGAAAAATTTGGCAAAGATCGCGCCAACAAACAGGCGGTAGCCGTGGCCCTCCATAACGCCGACAAGTCCAAAGACGACCCCAAGGGCGCGAAGGGCGAGGACCACAAGGCCGCGGTCGCCAAAATGAATCCTGAGCACGTCCACAAGCTCGTGCAGGACGCTCACGCAGGCAAGTACGGCCCACAGGCCCAGCAGGTTGCCCAGCAAGCCACGCAACCCCAGCAGGGAGCGATGGCGCCTCAGGGTGATGGCGATGCGGACGACACCGGCGCGGCTCCAGCGAGCAAAGACTACAGTTCGATCTTCTCAGGCGGTTCGAGTCCTGCCGCGGCTCCCGCTGGGCCTCCGCCCAATCGAGCTTCGATGTTTCGAGGGAGGTAGACAGTGGGACTTCAAGTTCAGGCACCTATTGCCGTAACGAGCGCGGTTCAGGTTCCGTTGACGGCCAAGGCGTTTGCTCGGTACGTTGAGATTGCCGAGGACGGAACAGGTTCAGCGGCAGGACTCAAGGTAACCTGGCCGAACGGTAGCGTCAGCGAGTACACCCCTGCGATGCAGCCTATCAAGATTGGAACGATCGACGGTTCTGGCCCTCTGGTCGGCACTCCGGCTAACTACAACGGACCCAATACTCCTGCGACGCAGTATTGCACTGTCGAATCTCTGGGCGCCGACACGAAGGTTCGCATCTCGGAGACGAATTAGGGATGAAATTTCCGTGGGTCAGCCGTGGGCAGTACGACGCCGTTCTCGCGGCCAAGGACGAGATTATCGCTTCCTTGAAGGCCCAGATAGCAGCCCAGACCGAGCGCCTCACGACCCCTATCGCCGTCTCTGTCCAACTTCCTGAAGGATTCGCCGTCCAGATGCCCGCCGTAGTCGCGCGGCGCCCTAAACGGCAACCGCAGGACTCCGAGCCGCGTCCTGCCGCCGCCAAAGAGACGGACTGGGCCAACGTAGATGAGAACGACAACGAAGCGATTGCGCGCATCGCGGCTCAGGAGTTGGGTGCGGTGGTTCCTGCCCACGTCCTTGCGCGAGTGGTAGCTCAGATCAAACTCAACATCCGATCAGCTAGAGCGGACAAGTTGCGGAAATCGCTGCAAGAGGGAAGAGTCGGAACGCAGACTCGTCCACTGACCGAGGAAGAAGCGATCGAACAGGGCACAGCCTATGTCCCTTCGGAAATTCGGCAACTGGTTGAGAGCGCGGAGAGGGGATAGATCATGGCGACCGCAGCGACTATCCCACAGCCCCAATCTGAGTTGCAGCAGAAGTTGAGCACCGAGACTGGTGCCCAGCCTGGGCAGAGTTCAGATCCGACCCCTGACGACCCACAGAAACTCACGGGAGAGCAGGTTGCCGCGAAAGAGAAGCTCGACCAAGAGTGTCAATCGGCCCTGATCGAACTCCGCAGGACATTCAAAATGCGCTACCAACCCAAGCGCATGAGATACGTATCGGAGGTGATGCGCGCGTTCGAGGCCCTCCGTGGAAACACTTATGCCCTGCTGAATGACCAGTCGGCCGCGCTCGACACGATCAACCAACTCATGCAGGGGTTCTTGGGGCAGGGCGACGATCCCCAGCTTTACGCGCACAACGACAACATCTACCAGGCGTTCTGCATGATCTTTATTGCAGCCCTGATGGTCGACTTGGGCAAGGTTCGCTACCAACCGGCCGACGCGCAGGACGACTCAGATTTGGAGATTGCCAAGAAAGCCTCGACCATTCAGGCGTACAACGAGCGCAAGAACGACATCACATCGCTCCAGCAGCTTGAACTGCTCTACCTGTGGCTGGCTGGCAGCTACTTCACCTACGTTCGCTATGTGGTCGACAAGCGGCGCGCTGGAACATCGACACAGGACATCATCAAGGTCGTGCCGAAGAAGATCATGCCGGACGCGTTTATCTGCCCAAAGTGCGGAACTGAGACACCGGACAGCAAGACCCAACTCTTCTCGAATATCGACAAGTGTCCAAAGTGCGGCGCAACTCTCTCACAGAAAGACTGGTTTGAAGGCCCGACGTTGCCGGTGCCTTCAGTAGTAGGCGAGGAGGAAATCGCCAATGGCATGACGGCCTTCGACGTGGTTTGCGGACTGATGATTGACGCGAACCCCGACGCGATGAAGCTGGAAGACACGGAGATCCTTGACTACACGGTCGACATTGCCGCTTCCAAGGTGAGAGCGGCTTACCCCGCCATGTACGCGCAGATTACCTCCGCGATGGGAACGGACGCATCCTCCGATGGCGACATGGCGCAGGTAGCCCGTTCGGGGATGACGACGCCGGGATCGAACAATAAGCCCATCACCACGATGGGACTTACCTCCTATTCGCGTTGCTGGATCACGCCAGAAGCCTTCAATGAACTCGAAAAAGAAGAGATCGCTAAGGAGCTGACGAAGCGATACCCCGACGGCTGCAAACTCGTTATGACTGGAGTAGAGACGTTCCTTGATGCGAAACCGGAGTCCTTACTGGATCACTGGACGTGGTGCGGAACGATCAAGGGATGTGGACTCTACCCGTTCGCCGCGGGCAAGGTCGTCCTGGACGTTCAAGAGCGCGTCACCGGCGCCGTGAACAAGATAGACGCCTACATGGATCGTGTCGCCTTCGGCACGATGCTGTTCGACGCAGACTACATCGACGGCAACGCGATGCAGAACAAGGTTCTGACACCTGGCAACCTCACCGGAGTCAGCAGGACCGACGAAGAGAGCGGACAGCGCGTACCCCTCGGTGATCTTTTCCACCAGATGACATTCCAGATCGACCCTGAGATTTACAAGTATCCTGACTCGCTCACCGTGCGCGCGCAGTTCCTCGCCGGGGTGATGCCGCAGGTATTCGGCGGCTCAGACAGCCATATCGAGACGGCCGCAGGACAAGAACAAGCCTTGAACTCCGCTCTCGGACGGTTGAAGCAGTACATCAACCAGATGCGCTCCGAGAAGGCTAGCCGAGCCCGCATCTCTGTCAACTGCTCCATCGAGAACATGGACGAGGAAATCAAGATAGTCGAAGAAAACGAGACGGGCGACTCGTGGAACACGATCAAGATGCTGAAGTCCGAACTGACGGGAGACTTCTTCACCTTCCCTGAGACGGACGAAGGGTTCCCGGCGACGTTCACTGAGATTCAGTCGCGCATGATGCAACTGCTGGCCGACAACCAGAAGCTTCCGTTTGTGTCAGCGCTACTCTCTGATCCTGACGTTGGCGCGGTGGTGGCTCACTATCTCTTGCCGGACCAGCTCGAACTGCCCGATGAGGCTCAGCGCGCGAAGCTCAAGACGATCCTTCACGAACTCCTGCAAGACCCGAATGGTGCGCGGACGGTACCGAATCCAGGTAATCCTCAAGGACCGCCGATTACGCTTCCGTCGATCATGCCGGAACCGAACGTGGACGATCCGGGCCTCTGTGTGGTGCTGGCTAAGAAGTGCCTCTTCAAGAACTGGCAGCAGAAGGAGACGAACCCGAAGGGTTACGGCAATGTGCTCGCGTTCCTGACCGTCTCGGCTCAGATGCAGAAGGAACAAGCCGCGGAGAACGCGATCACAATGCAGCAACAGCAGGCGAAGGCTCAGGCGCCACCGCGCGGCCAGAGACAGCTATGAGCAAGGGGAAGCTGATCGGCTTCATTCTGCGGCATGGCGAAACTGAACTCAACGCTTCCAATTGTTTCAGGGGATGGTCGCCTGTCCCTCTCGACGACAACGGCATCCAACAGGCCCATGCCGCGGCGAAGTTCTTACAGAAAGCGCCGCTTGTGCGGATCGTCTCGTCACCATTGCCGCGCGCGCGAACCACCGCAGAGATCGTCGCCTCGAAGCATAGCCTCTACGTGGTCCAAGAAGGCGGCCTCTTACCCTGGCATGTCGGTATGTTCGGCGGGCTGGACCGGGATCAGAACAACCCAGCGCTGCGTCTGTTCGTTCAAAACCCATACATCGTGATCCCCGGCGGCGAGTCGCTGGAAGACTTTGAACAGCGGCAGTTTGCCTTCTGGAAAGAGCATCTAGGATTAGCGAAGGCGACAGGACTCACCTTGTTCGTTGCGCATACGAGCAACTGTGTGGCTCTGGTGAACTTCACTGAAGGCAATGAGAATGTCGAGCCGGAAGTGGGCGATTCAGTAGAGCCGGGTGGGGTCGAGGCGATCTACTGGGATGGGACGCGGTACAAGGTAGAGCCGATCTTCGGTGGGGACGAGCAGGCCGTTTTCGGAGGATCGTGACGGGGGCGTGATACTCTGCCGCTCGTATGGAAAACACGACCATTCCCGCCACCGCCCCCGCCGCCGCAGCTCCTGTAGCTGCACCCGCCGCCACGCCCACACCAGCAGTGACCCCACCTGCATCCACGAGTCCTGCCGCCAGCACGACTCCAGCCGCTACGCCCGCCGCAACTCCCGACGCTTCCACGCCCCTCACTTCCGAGCAGACGGTAGCGGCGATGGTTGCTGCCGCCGCCGGTAAAGGCTTTGGCGACGAGAAGACTCCCGAGCCTGAGATTCCTGCCGTTATTCAGCCTACTTCGGTTGACGAGAAGACCCCGGAGGAGAAGGCAGCGGAAGCAGCCGCGACCGCCGCCGCAACGCCGCAGGACGATGAAGAGTCCTACACCCTCGACGAAGATGGCTTTGTCGGCGCGAAGGACCTGGCAGCGAAGATCGAGGCGAACGCCGCCCTGAAAGCTGCCCTCCCTGAGGATGTCCGCAACGAGATCATGGCGAACGCTCGGCTGGCAGAGTTCGGTGCCGCCATGCGCGAGCACTTCGGCTCTCCCGAGGAGGCGAAGATCATCTCCCAGAGCGCGCAGGAGTACGCCGGTATGATCGAAGCCTTCCAGGGCGTCGGAGCGGACGCGCAGAAGGGCACGACCGGACTGGTGCAGAAGATTCTGGAGATGTCGGCCCTGCGTAACGCCGACGGGACTCCGATGAAGAACGATAAGGGCGAGTACCTGACCGACGGGACGGCCGGTAAGTTCTTCGACACGATTTTTGAACGAAAGTTTGGGGTAGCAATTACCCAAAAGGTGAAAGCGCTCGGCGACGAGAATGTGCAAGCAGCTCTGGATTTGGTCATGGAGAGCGTAGGATTGCGGCCCTCCACCGCGGCTCAAGACCAGATTACCGACCCTGCTCTCATGGCTCGGAAGACCGAACTCGACGCGCAGGAAGCCAGAATCAAGGCCGAAAGCGCAGCTTCAAAGCAGGCAACCTGGACAGCGTACAACGATGCGGTTGGTGGCGACCTTGCAAGTCTCTACGACGGAGCCGTTGGGAAGTTGCTCGACAGCGCGACTGCGTTAGACGCATTCACTCGCGGTGCAGTGGAAAAGGAACTCGAATCGACCATCCGAACCTCCATCAAGATCAATACTGCGTATCAGATGGAGCGCAAGAGAATCGAAGCGATGCCCCCCACCCCTGAGCGTCGCCAGGCAGAAGTTGCCCTTGCGAAGCAGTTCTTCCGCACAAACCTTGCCCGGATTGCAAAGCCGGTCATGGAGAGGGCGGGAATCGCCGTCGGGAAGAAAGTCGAGCAACGCGCCGCAGCACAGGCCGCACGGACAGAGAATGTCCGCAGCGAGATCAACGGTGGAGCACCCACGCCTATCCAGCCGGCAGGAGCCGTGAACGCCACGCAGCAGCGTGAAGCGATCGCAGCCCAACTGAAGGCTTCGACAGGACGCGACCCAAGCGAGTCTGAAATCAGTGTTGCGATGATGATGGCTGCTGCTCGGGCGAAGGGGTACGCCGCCTAAGATCCCGCGATGCGTGAGTAGGCGCAGAACTAACGGGTGGCAGGACTCATCCTGCAAGGAGTTTCATCATGGCAGCTCTCCAAGCGAGCGTAGGAGCCGCGGCGGTAATGATCGAGGGCGTGTGGAACCAGCCCCAGTTGACGGTTGAAAAAGACTCCGTGCTGGATGGTCTCATTTCCTCGTTCGGCAAGGCGACCAAGGTTTCAGAGCACACTTACCGCGTCACGTTTCAGGATGCGCTCCCCGGCGTCGTGTCGGCGATCGCGCTGGATGCGTCGACCAATTTCCCCACCCCGGGCTCACCCGACTGGCAGGAAGGCTTCATGCAGCCCTTGGCATGGTGCGTTCCGGTTGGCTGGACTGAACTGGCGAAACTGACCACTTCGAGCTCCACACTGGCGGTCGCCCAAGTCGTCGAAACCTCGATGCGCAACACCGTCGAGCGGCTGAAGATGGTCCGCGACGAGACGCTGTGCTCGGGGGACGGGACAGGATACATGGCCACGATCAGCTCCGTGTCGCTGGGTGCCGGTGGAACCTACACTCTCAGTGCGGCTGACTTCGGAGCGCGTCTGATTGCGAAGGGTCAGAACATCGACATCTACAACGGCCTGACCTACGTCAACACCTCCAACGTGACCGCAGTGCAGGATCAGATTGGCGGAGCCCAGATCGTCACCGTGGACACAGCCTACGGAGCGGCCACCAACACGATCCGCTTCGGCGGTCTTGTCTCCGGCGCCCCGCAGTTCGTCTACGGCTTCCCGTACTGGAACAACAACAGCCAGACAGGACTCACCATCGGTATTGACCGCTCTCAGGCTGCGAACAACTTCATCCTGTCGAACGGTGTCGCGGCCGGCGGTTCCTCGCTGACTCCTCCGCTGTTCCGTCTCGGACTCGACCAGATCAAGCACGCTATCGGCACGATGGCGGTGAAGTCTGGAAAGTTCAAGATGCACATGGCGCCCGGCCAGCAGGCCCAGTACGAGCAGTCCGGCCTGTCGATGACGAACTTCTGGCGCAACAATGGCGACGTGGGCGCAGGCTTCGACCTGTTGACCACCGGCGACATGAAAGTGTCCGGCAACCCCTTCATCGAGAACATCCACGCCAACATCAGCCGCGTCGACTTCCTCTACCTCGACACCTGGAACAAGATCAAGTGGGGCGATGCACCCTTCTGGTTCAACAACCAGGGACGCACCATCTT